TACACTATTAGGTAAGATTGATGAGATGGAAGTTAGTGTTGCAGACTTTGGAGCAGTAGGTGACGGTTCAACTGATAACGTAACTGCATTTGAAAATGCTTTTACTGAACTATTTAGAAATGCAGACCCCGACTTTAAAAAAGTATTAGTTATACCTAATGGTGAATACTTGTTTACTGGTGAGCTTGATGTTCCTAGTAACGCAATCATTAGAGGTGAAACAGCAGAGGGTGCAATACTAAACTTAGACACAAGAAACATACAGCTCATTAGTTCACAAGGAACTTCTTTAGCATCATTTACAAGTAGCGACCGTCCAACGAACATACACATTAGTAACCTTACTATTAAACGTTCTTCAGGTTCACTTGTTCTTACAGGAGCAAAAGATATAGAGCTAGAAGGAATTATATTCGATGGAGAATATAGCTTAGGTGCACCAGTTTCAAACTATGCTACAGAGAGTGCATCTGTAATATGGAACAACGATTTAGCAGGTCTTAAAGTAGACGCAGTTAAAATTAAACAATGTAAGTTCAAAGATAACTCCATCAGTATAAAGTGCAACCAAACAGTAAACACAGCAACTAAAGTTGAAATTACAAACAGTGACTTTAACGTTAATGACACAGCCATTTACATTGCAGGAGTAACAGGGCAAGGTAACAACTGGATTATTAATGACTGTAACTTTACTGAAATTGCCAAACAAGCATTCTATGCAAACTATGGATACGGTACAAAAATTAGTAGATGTGATTTTGTAAGTTGTGGAAACAACACAGGATCATCTGCAAATCCAACATCAACTATTGTTGAGTTTGGTGAAAGTAGAAACAACGTAGTCCGTGAATGTACAAGTGATAGACAACAAGACGCAGGTGTCGTGAACACAGAGACTGTAGCAGCCATTGCAGAAGTGCAAGGTGGAGACTTTGCTAGTTTCACAGACAAAAACTATTCAGAGATTTATACAACTGACAGTTTTAGACCTGTTGCTGTTTTCTCAGCACTTAACGCATTTATGAAAATTAACTACACACTAAGACTTGCTAACCATGTTCGAAGAGGATTTGTTCAAATCACAATTGGTGATGACATCTCAAAATTATCTTTGTCAGATAATTACGAATATTCCGACACTACTACTGCTTCGGTGGGTGGTGTTGTAATGACTGGTTTTGAGTTTTCAGCCGCTTTACGTGACAATGACACAGACAGTGGTACTGATACAGTAGTGTTGTCTTACAAGAATCCTATTGCTACAGGTGCTACAGGGTCTCTGTCGTTCGACATTCAATACGGCGTCTAGTTAGAAATGGCTAAGAAAGATATATTTTCTTCTTGTCCAACACACATTCTGACTGTACAATTAAACAAGTATTATAAAACGTTCACTGGTATAAATTTTAGCCACTAAGATCCTGCATTCGCAGGTACTAAAACTAAATACCTCTGTACACAAAATTAAAATGAGAGAGAAATGAGCAAAGATATATACATCACAAAAAGAAACGGTAGCAAAGAGATTTTAGATTTAGATAAAATGCACTTTGTTGTTGAAGAAGCTTGTGCTGGTCTTGCTGGAGTGAGTAGTTCGCAGATCGAGATGAACGCTGATTTACAGTTTTATGACGGCATGACATCAGAAGAAATCCAAGAAATATTAATTAAGAGCGCGAACGATCTTATATCGTTAGAAAATCCTAATTATCAATATGCAGCAGCAAGATTATTGTTGTATGGACTACATAAAAAAGTATATACAAAGTATGAACATGATTCTCTCAATACTATAATTGATCGCAACATAGAGCGTGGAGTCTATGATAGTGCAATTAAAGATCAATATACTGATACTGAACTAAAGAAAATGAACACTTGGTTAAAGCATGACCGTAATGAAGAATTTACTTATGCAGGTCTTCGTCAAGTTGTGGATAAGTATTTGTGTCAGGACAGAAGTAATGGTGACATCTATGAAACTCCGCAGTTCATGTATATGATGATTGCGGCAACATTGTTTGCAAACTATCCTAAAGACACAAGATTAAATTATGTAAAGAAATATTATGACGCGACCTCCCTTTTTAAAATCAATATCCCAACCCCAGTCATGGCTGGAGTTCGTACTCCAATCCGTCAGTTTGCTAGTTGTGTATTGGTTGATGTTGACGATACTTTGTCTAGTATTTTTAGCAGCAACTCCGCTATTGGTTATTATATTGCTCAGCGAGCAGGCATCGGCATTAACTCGGGTCGTACGAGAGCGATTAACTCGAAGATCAGGGGCGGAGAAGTAGCACACACTGGTGTTATCCCGTTTCTAAAAGTTTACGAATCCACAGTAAGAAGTTGTACACAGAATGGTGTACGTGGTGGTTCAGCAACAACCCATTTTCCTATTTGGCATTACGAGATTGATGACATCCTTGTGTTGAAAAACAATAAAGGTACTGAAGACAATCGTGTACGTAGACTAGATTATTCTATTCAGATTAACAAACTGTTTTATGAAAGGTTGTTGACCGGTCAAGACATAACTCTTTTCTCGCCACATGAAGTACCAGAAGTATATGATGCTTTCTACTCAGGCGATAACGATTTATTCAAAGATGTATATGAGAAAGCAGAACGCAAAACATCTATTAGGAAGAAAACAGTAAGTGCAAAAGAACTGTTTGGTAACATGTTAAAAGAACGTGCTGAAACAGGACGTATCTATATTATGAATGTTGACCATAGTAACTCACACAGCTCTTTTAAAGATCCTGTATACATGAGTAACTTGTGTCAAGAGATTACACTACCAACTAAACCAATTCAACACATTGATGATGAAGAAGGTGAAATTGCATTATGTATTTTAAGTGCTATCAATGTAGGTTTAATTAATAAACTAGAAGAGCTTGAGCCACTATGTGATCTTGCTGTTAGAGCATTAGAAGAAATTATTGATTATCAAGGTTATCCAGTCAAGGCAGCAGAGATTAGTACAAAAGCCAGACGCTCATTAGGAGTAGGCTATATTGGACTTGCACACTATCTTGCAAAGAACAAAGTTAAGTACGATGATCCTAAAGCATGGACATTAGTACACGAGCTTACAGAAGCGTTTCAATACTACTTGTTAGTTGCAAGTAATGAACTTGCTGAAGAACGTGGAGCATGTGAATACTTCGATCGTACTAAATATGCAGACGGCATATTGCCAATTGACACATATAAGAAAGATATAGACGGAGTTGTAAAAACAAAATTACAGTATGATTGGGATTCTTTACGCAAGGACATCAAATTACACGGTCTTAGGCACAGCACATTGTCCGCACAAATGCCTTCGGAGAGCAGTTCCGTTGTGTCGAACGCAACAAACGGAATTGAACCACCTAGAGGATACTTGTCCGTTAAGAAGAGTAAAAAAGGGCCTCTTAAACAAGTTGTTCCGCAGTATAGTCAACTAAAGAACTTCTATACTTTACTTTGGGATATGCCAAGCAATGATGGGTATATCAACATTGTAGCAGTGATGCAAAAATTCTTTGATCAATCCATTAGTGGTAATTGGTCATACAACCCTACGCAATTCGAGAACAACGAAGTTCCGTTGAGCGTAATGATGAAAGACATGTTGACAACTTATAAGTTAGGTTGGAAGACAAGTTATTATCAAAACACTTATGACTTTAAAGGTGATGACGAAGTACAAGAACCAGAAGTTGAAATGAATGGACATTCACACATGAACGGTGATCTACAACCAGTAGAAGAAGTTGAAGGTGAAGAATGCGAAGCGTGTAATATATAAAAGAGGAACCACACACAGTGACAAAGACAGTTTTTAATCGTAATAAAGTAGACTTCACAAAGCAGTATATGTTCTTTGGTGAAGATCAAAACACTCAACGTTATGACGTATTCCGTTATCCGGAGTATGACAAACTTAACCAAACTATGTTAGGTTATTTTTGGAGACCTGAAGAAGTTTCCTTACAGAAAGATAGAGGTGACTATGCAGAATTTACAGATGCACAGAAACATATCTTTACATCAAACTTAAAATATCAAACCCTACTTGATAGTGTACAAGGACGTGGACCTTGTTTAAACTTTTTACCTTACTGTTCTAATCCAGAATTAGAAAGTTGTATTGTAGCATGGGACTTCCAAGAAACTATCCATAGTCGTTCTTACACACACATTGTAAAAAATGTATATGCTGATCCAGCAGAAGTGTTTGATACTATTTTAGATGATGAGCAAATTATTGCAAGAGCAGAAAGTGTATCTGCAGAATACGATAAGTTTCATAAAGTTGTAACAGATTACATGTACAAAGGTAAAGGTAGCATGTACGAAGTTAAAAAGCAATTGTATAAAGCAATGATGGTAGTAAATATCTTAGAAGGTTTACGTTTTTATGTTTCGTTTGCATGTACATTTGCATTTGGCGAATTAAAGAAGATGGAAGGGTCTGCAAAGATTATTTCTCTTATTGCTCGTGACGAAGCAACACACTTAAATTTATCTACACACATTCTAAAGCATTGGGCAAAAGGAGACGACGATCCAGACTTTGTTAAAATTGCAAAAGAATGTAAAGAAGAATCATATGAAATGTGGCGTACTTGTGTTGAGGAAGAAAAGCGTTGGGCAGATTACTTGTTTGAAAAAGGTTCTATTGTAGGACTTAATGCAAACTTACTACATGCATACGTAGAATTTATTGCTAACAAAAGACTTAAAGCATTAGGCATGGATCCAATATATGATCGTCCTTTGACAACAAATCCTTTACCGTGGACACAACATTGGTTAAGTAGCTCAGGGCTACAAGTTGCACCACAGGAAACTGAAATCGAAAGTTATATTATCGGCGGAGTTAAGCAAGATGTTGATGAAAAGACATTCGAAGGTTTCCAACTTTAGATAAGTAATAGTATGTTCAGAGTTCAATTTAGAAGACATTCCCCATTCGAAGCGTGGACAACGTACGGTACATACGGTACTGAAGCCACTGCTATCAATGCGGCGATATCCAAGAAGAACGCTGGTGCTATCATGGTTAAGGTAACTAATAAAAAGAAAGAAACTATTTACGTAGGATAACACATGATAGAAATATACGGAAAACCAGCTTGTCCGTTCTGTGACAGGGCTAAGAAGTTTTGTGAAACGAATCAGTTTGAATTTGTCTATAAACAATTAGACGTAGACTTTACTCGCGAACAACTTTTTGAAAAGTTCCCAACAGCACGAACATTTCCACAAATTACAGTACGTGAAGAAAAGATCGGTGGATACAACGAATTACTCAAGTATGTTGAAGACACAGGTTATAACGGTACTGGACACTCACTAGGATAATAATATGTTAATTGAAACACCATACAAAGTAGGAGATAATGTCTCCTTTAAACTTGCGTCAGGCGAAGAAATCGTAGGACGTTTAGAAGAAGAAACTGATACACATTATACATTGCACAAGCCAATGGTACTTATTGCACAGCAAAAAGGATTAGGCCTTGCACCATTTATGTTTAGTGTATCACCAGATGGCAAATTTATGCTTAAAGCAACAGCAGTAAGTTGTGTTGCTAAAACAGAAGATAATATCAGCAAACAATATACACAGACTACAACAGGTATTGCACTATCAAAGTAGATAAGTACTAGTATGCCAGAAGTAGTAAGAACAAATGTAGATAAGCACAAAGGACATGCAAGTCCTACTCCCAATCCATTTCATCAAGAAGCATACACATCTGGTTCGGAGAATGTGTTTACAAACAACGAACAAACTGTACGTATAGGCGATACTACTGCGTGTGGAGATCCTGCTGCGGCTGGTTCACCTACAGTATTTGCAAACAACATAAAAGTACACCGCAAGAATGATGCAACAGACGGACACGGAAGTTGGGTCGCTAATGCAGCAGAAAGTGGTTCTCCAAACGTTTGGGCAAACGAAGGATATGTACCTCCGATTATAATTTCACCTGCGGCAGCGGCAGCAATTAATGCAGTTATACAAGAAGCAATATCAAATCCTCCCGATGTAGGAGCAACTGGTGGTACACAAAGTAATGGCACTATTGCAGAGAACCAAGTACCACAAAGGTATGAGGGTGCTCCAGCAGCAGGTGTTGACGACCTAGGAACTACGACTCCACTAGTTGATGCAAGTGCTGCCAATTCAACAGCAGCAGCAAATGGAATTCCAGGATTCTTAACTCAGCTACTAGACGAAGCAGCAACCAATGCATGGGACGAAACTGTTGATCCTAGTAACGGAAATATTATAGGCATATGGAAAGAATTAGGCTTTCCAGATACATCATATTGGAAAACAGATCAAACACCTTGGTGTGCAGGATTCTGTAATTGGGTATTAAAAAGAACAGGTTACAAATATATGCAAAGTGCTAGAGCATATGACTTTAGAGATAAAACAAGCGTATACGGTGGAGTTCCTGTGCCACTATCAGATGGTCAACCAGGTGACATTGTGGTTTGGAACTACAGTCACGTTAACTTTATATACACTGTTCCGTCGCCAGGTGTATATACTTTTGTCGGCGGCAATCAAAGTGATAAAGCAAGTGCAACAAACAACAACCCTTCAGGTGGCTCAATTACAAATAGTTGGAGAGGTGGCTGGAGATCGAGTAATGGTAGAATATCTGGCATTTTCCGCCCAGTCAGATCATAGTTGACAAAAAGCACAGCATACTATATAATATAACAAAGGCGGTACATAAATGAATCAAATTAAAAAATATATATACATGGGTATAGGTTTTCTATGTGTAGGTTTAGCCTACATTGGAATTGTAACGCCCGGTATTCCATTCAGCATCTTTTTAGTGATCGCTGCATGGGCCTTTGCTAAAAGCTCACCAAGAATGGAAAAATGGTTATACAATCATCCGTGGTTTGGTAAGTTTTTAACAAATTGGAATAAAAAACGTGTTTTCCCTACAAAGGGAAAGTACTTAATGGTATTGGTAATGGCATCAACTATTATCTTTACATGGTTTGCTACAGAGAATCTGAAAGCGATTATGTGGAGTGGTGGTGCAATGGTGCTAGTAGCAATTTGGGCTTGGCGATATCCTGGCTCAACAGAGGAACACGCTCGACGTGTTAAAGAAGGAAAGCGAGTAGCTTGGTTAAAGTAATATGAAGTGTGAACAAGGTGATTTAGCAAAAGTGATACATTCAGTAAGACCTGAAAA